CTTTCCTCACTCAGTTTCATACGCTGATCTAGTTGTTGAGACAGACGCCGAAGCCTTGAACATAGCCAAAATTTATGTGGCTACGAGAGCTGATACAACTATCCGCATTGACCAAATGACTGTTGATTTGTATGACACTTCAGTCCCTACTGCCACGATGCTAGACATTGACTATTTTCAAAATGTAGATATAACCAATATCCAGCCTGACGGGTCAACTATCACCAAGAACTTGCAAGTACAAGGTGTTGCTTGGGATATAACCCCTAACCGCTGGTTAGGTACTTTTACCACACTTGAACCAATCACAGACGGGTTTATCATAGGTAACACGACCTATGGCGTCCTCGGTGATGATATACTAAGCTACTAAGGAGTAATACAATGGCAACAGGTTTTCCAGCTTCAACGGGTGATGTTCTCTCAGCTGCAATGTTTAACGGGCTAGTTACATTTACCTTAAACACTCAATCAGGTGCTACTTACACAGTAGCCAATACAGACCTTTATCAAGCCCTAGTGGAAACAAGTAATGCTTCTACAAAGACAGTAACTATTGCACCTGATTCAACTCTTACAGCTGCCGCAGTCGGTTCAGCAATTACGTTTCTAAACACAGGCGCAGGGTTGTTAACCTTTGCTGCTGGTGCAGGTGTAACTATTGCTTCAGCAGGTGCAGCACCAACAGCACCAACTTTGGCACAATATAAGTCATGCGTTGCACTTAGAACCGCAGCCAACACTTGGATTATTACAGGTGCGGTTGCTTAATGATTGGAAACATTGCAGCAGGTTTATATGGAATAGGTGTAGCTAAACCCGTAGTAACTGGAGGAACTCTTAGTAGTGATGCTACTTATTTTTACAGAGCCTTTACAGGCAATGGCACATTGACTGTAACTAATGCTTCATTAACGGCGGATATTTTAGTTGTAGCAGGTGGTGGAGGCGCTGGCGATTTTTATGGTTCAGGTGGAGGCGCAGGTGGCTTACTTGAATTTGCTTCTCAATCATTATCTGTAACAAGCCATAACATTACAGTTGGCGGTGGTGGTGCAGCTGGTGTTTCAGGTAATGGCACAGTCGGAGTAGATTCACAGTTTGCAGCTTTAACTTTAGTTAAAGGTGGTGGCTTTGGAAGGGGAGGCACGGCTGGAAACGGAGGCCCAGGTGGATCAGGTGGAGGCGCTTCTGGCGGTGCGGCTTCAGCGTCAGCAACAGGTGGAACACCAACTTCAGGTCAAGGAAACGCTGGAGGAAATGTAACTAGCAGTTCAAGCGGATCAGGTGGTGGTGGAAAAGGAAGTGCAGGAAGTAATTCATCGGGCGCTGTTGGCGGAACAGGTGGCGCAGGGTCATCAACTTATGGTTCTTGGGGTAGTGCAACAGGTTTAGGTTATTCACAAAATAGCACCTATTATTTTTCAGGTGGTGGTGCAGGTTCAGGAACTAGTGGAAATGGTGGACAAGCAAATGGTTCTACAGCCATTGATACAGCTGGTCAAGCGAACACAGGGCAAGGTGGCGGGGCAGACGGCAATGCGCCATTTATTGCTGGCGCAGGTGGCTCAGGTGTAGTAATTGTGCGTTATTTGAAAACGGCGGTTTAATTATGAGTCATTGGGCAGAATTAGATTCTGAAAATAAAGTTATTAGAGTATTAGTTGGCGACAATAATGATCCAGCAGGAGATGAAGGTTACCAATGGTTGATTGATAATCTTGGTGGTACTTGGATTAAAACCTCATACAACGCGGCAACTAATGGTTTCCGTAAGAACTATGCAGGTGTTGGTTATACTTACGATCAAGTTAAAGACGCATTTATTGCACCTGAGCCTGAAGGTAATTTAGGTTTTGACGAAACAACTTGCACTTGGATAATGCCAGAGCGTGAATATCCTAAAGCATGAAGCCTTGGCTAAGTAAATCCGCAGTACAACTTCGTGAGCAGATCGATGATAATTACGCAGGTCGTAGCAGGAAGTCTGACGGGTGGGTGGCTGATCTGCGTCATCAACAGGCAGGTAAGTCAGACCATATACCTGACCCGAAGTCCAACGGCGTCGTTAGAGCTATTGACATTGACGCTAGCCTTTCTGACAACCGAGGAGATTCAGCATATTTGGCAGATCAGCTTAGACTCTACGGGAAAAATCATGGACGCATATCTTATGTAATTCACTTAGGCAAAATTGCTAGCCCTGTACTGGGTTGGCGTTGGCGTAAGTACAAAGGGTTTTCACCGCACAATCACCACATACATTGCAGCTTTACTAAGGCTTCCGATAATGACAGTACCTTTTTTGACATACCACTACTAGGGGGCAAAATATGAAATCTAAACATTGGGCAATGCTTAACAGCTATGGACGATCAGCCTTTGTTTGTCTAGCCACAATCTATGTAACACAACCTGACCTTGCACCTTCAGAGCTATGGAAAGCCTTTGCTGTTGCTTTCATTGCACCTTTACTGCGTGCATTAAATCCAGATGACACACAGTTTGGCATAGGCGCTAAAGAGTAATGACAGCGGTAGAAATTGCCGCTATCTGTGCCGCAATAACGACTGTATTTACTGGCTTTGCAATAGGACTTAGGTTCTTAGTTAAGGGCTGGTTAAATGAACTTAGACCCAATGGTGGGTCAAGTATTAAAGATCAGATCAACCGCTTAGAGCGGCGTGTTGATGACCTATTTGTCATACTATCGAGAGACAATTAAAACATGGCAGCCAAAAAGAAACCTGCACGCAGAAAAAGATCAGTAGCTCGCTTAGAGACTACTGCACTAGATCAGCACGCCATTGCGCTTAATGAGTATTTTAGAGCATTACGCAGAGCAGGTTTCACCGTCGAGATTGCATTAGGTCTAATGGACAACAAGAACAGTATGCCTGAGTGGCTAATACCTACAACAGCTGATACTGACATTACACCTTTTCAAGACGACGACGAGGACGAGGATTAACCTATTAAGGCTAACCGCAGGTATCTTGTAGTTCCAGATTTACAAATTCCATTGCACCACCCTAAAGCAGTATCGAATTTAATTAAGATGAGTAAGCACGAGAAGTTTGACTTCGTGCTTAATACTGGTGATGAGTTAGATTTCACTAGCCAATCCCGTTGGGTCAAAGGCACAAAATTAGAGTTTGCTGAAACGCTAGATGAGGAAAGAGCGTTAGCGCAAGACATTTTGTTTGACCTTGGTACTACCGACATAGTGCGTAGTAACCATACAGATAGGCTTTACACAACATTACTTAAAGGCGCACCGTCATTGATCGGGTTGCCTGAATTGACTTATGAGCGTTTTATGGATTTCAGTAGCCTCGGCATACGCTTTCACCGTAGGGGTTATCAATTCGAAAAGAACTGGTTTTTGGCTCACGGCGATGAGGGCAACATGTCCAAACATGCAGGAATAACTGGGCTCAATTTAGCCAAAAAATGGAATCTTAACACCGTGTGTGGGCATAGTCATCGTCAGGGTGCAGTTAGACACCAAACAGGCTTAAACGGGCGTTACAGCACGATTTGGGGCATAGAGGCTGGTCATCTCATGGATCAAAAAAACAAAGCGTCTTACCTAAAATACGCCAGCGGAGACTGGAACATGGGCTTTGTTGTCCTTAGCTTTGGCAAAGGTGGACACCAAGTTGAGTTAATCCCTGTCAACCATGACGGCAGCTTTAGATACAACAAGCGGTCTTATGGGGCTTAACACAGACTATAAAGACCGAACCATTGATGACCATATTGACGACTTTGACGCAATAGGGGTTTTGTAACAAAAGCGTTATAGGACACGCCTGTCAGTTCCTACATTTACCATGATAACAAGCGCATACTTCTGTCGTACCCAAATAACGGATTTGGGACAGGAAAGGAAATCATGTCTACATTTACAGCTATAAGTATTTTGTTTTACACAGCTGGTCTTTCATACTGTGCTTACTACTTCGGCTTTGACCGAGGCTTTAACATAGGCAAGCAGCGCGGTTGGGTCAATGGTTATGCTTCAGCCAAGGCAGTCAAACGAACTGCACAAGATGAGGTATTTGACTATGAAAAAAACTAATGAGTGGCTCACCGATATTAACGACACACTTACTGCAAGAGGTGCAATCTATGGTTCAGCAGCTACAAACCATAGACGAATCAGCGAGCTATGGTCAGGTTACTTGGACACTTACATTAGTCCTGAACAAGCAGCCATGTGTATGCTGCTCGTCAAAGTCTCTCGTCTCAGCGAAAGTAGCCAACATGACGATTCACTCAAAGACCTCGTCGGGTACGCCTGTGTGTATAGAAAGATCATTGCAGAATTAAATGATAATTCTGAATCGGACAAGGAACTATTGTGATTACTGTAAAAACCGCTATGGGGCGACTAGTCTCAAAGGTCAGGTCATGGCAATTTTCACGAGCATTAGCACGAGCAGAAAAGCGACCTGCAAATATCGCAACTATTGCCAGTCATGCAGATCAGAATTGGAACGCTGGCATGACGGCTCTACTTGGAGTCTGGAGCAACAGCAAGCCTACGCACAAGGATTGGACGAAATAGATTATGGCATATTTTAATTTAGATCAGTACATGACAGCTGAGGAAAGAATAGAGCTGTTTGCAAAAGAAAACCCTGACTTTCGTATGAAGTCATTTCATGAACAAACTGACGGGTTTGTCTTTGTTGAAGTTAATCTGTATCGCACTTGGGCAGACCAAGAGCCTTGGGTGACTGGACTAGCTGGTGAATCATTAGCAACACAGTTTGCTATTGAGAAGGCAGAAACTTCAGCCTATGCAAGAGCTATAACCAACACAGGTGACCCTAAGTATTCAACTATGAAGGACGGTACAAAAGCACCTAGGGCTAACAAAGGTGAAATGGAATCTATTAAACCTATGTATGGCGGCGCAGGGTCTAAATCTCGTGCTGTTGAAATGGCACTAAGGACTGACATCAAAAACAATCCTTGGTCTGCACCTGAAGCAAAGGCTGAACCTTCACAATGGTCTGTCAATGAGGTTGCAGCTTCATTAAACGCAACTGTTATAGATCAAACTTATGAGTGCCAACATGGTGCAATGATTCGCAAAGAGGGAACTACCCAAGCAGGTAAGCCTTATTACGGGTTTGTGTGTGTTGAGAAGCGTAAGGCAGATCAATGCGAACCTAAGTGGGGCAGGCTTACAGCTAATGGCAAGTGGTCATTTGGAGAACAGGATAAATAAATGGGCGATATGGAGTTGATTTACCCTGACGGTCTTAAAGTTACATTGACAGATGAGGGTGCAATGGCTGAGATCGTCAGCCTGTCAGAGTGCTGTGAACTGTGTAATGACCCACGCATGATACATGAGGGTGATCTTTACAAATGTTACAGCTGTGGAGTAATCAATCATGTCAATTTTGGACATAATAAAGATGAGCCAACACCGCAAGCATAGAGGCTATCGGACGCAGAAAGTTGTAGCTGATTACCTTAAACAATGGTATCCGTATGCTGAATCCGCTGGGGCTGGGCGCACAGGCTCAGATGTGATCGGCATACCCTTTGATATTGAGGTCAAGGCTCGCACAGGATTTGACCCATTGTCAGCCATTAGGCAGTTAAAATTAAGGCAGTCAGACAAACTAGGCATAGTAGTGCTACGCATGAACGGTCAGGGCGAGAACGCTGAGGACTATGTAGCACTAATGCCGCTAGGAGAATTAGTAAAGGTGTTAAATGGTCGAGCCAGTTAGATGTATTAAGTGTGGGGCTTGGAAAATGGAAGGTTTAAGCTGTTCAATATGCGCAAAGATCAATGCCCCGAGTGCCTAGGGTATAACACACAAACAACACAATATAACAAGGACTATCTGCACTATTGCTGTGCATGTGGTCATGAGTGGAGTGAAGGTTATGGGTAAAAGAAACTGTGGTGTAAATCACATTAAAGATCGTCTCACTATTCGAGACGGTATGCTTAACAGATTTGACAACGCTGGTACGCTACATGCCTGTGGCAGGCTCTTAAAGCCTGAACACGAGCCCCGTAGGGGATTGCTCGTGAGTTCATGGGCAGTAGCTGTTGGGATACTGGTATGTCTAATAGCATTAGAGACTACTGCCATAGAGATTGATAAAGCACAAGCTATAACTACAAAGCCCGTTATTACAGTTACACCTAAACAATATGCTAAAGCCGCATTAAATGACAATAAGCAATACACCTGCATAGTAGAGCTATACACAAAGGAATCTAACTGGAGACCTGAAGCACGCAATGGTTCACACTATGGGATACCTCAAATGCGTAATGAGATTATGTTAAGTAAGAATCCATTACAACAAGTAGCATTAGGTATTAAGTACATAGAGCATAGATACGGTACTACCAAGCATGGTGTACCTAACGCATGTAAAGCATTACATCATCTAAAGACTAAGGGTTGGCATTGAGTAACAAAGCATTAGGCAGCAAGAAATGGAAAGATTTAAGATTGCGTGTCCTCGCAAGGGACGGCAAGGTCTGTTACCTATGCCAAGGCGAAGCAGATCAGGTTGACCACATCATTGCACGAACCAAAATGGGTGACATGTGGGATATGGAAAACCTTGCAGCTGTATGCAGGTCATGCAATTTAAAAAAAGGAAACAAAAAATTAAGCGTTTTTTTAAAAAAAGAGTCTACA